CAGTGATGATCCCGAAGTCCATATCATTGAACTTCACCTTTTTACAGCCCAGGATACCACCGCCTCTGACGTTCATGAAACGCTCGGCATCACGGGTGTAAGGAACAAAGCTCATTGTGGTGGACTTGGAGTCGCCGGCTCCGCCCCAGGCCCATACAGCAGCTTGGGCACCCAAGAGAACATTCCGGTAGACAGATGAATTGGTGGGAGACTTTCTCACCCGCTCACTCTTGCTGACCAGCATTCCGTTGTATTCAAACTCTACATTGGGCTGAGCAAGCTTCCCTGCCGAGCGAACCAGATCGCCCCACTGGCCGATGTTCATGTTCTGACGCATACGGTCAAAGACATAGGTGTGGAGGATTACCCGGAAGAAGCTCTTCCCGCCGATCTTTAACGGACGAAGCTTAAAGGCTCCAACCGTAGTCGGCATTTCCGCCAGTTGCTTCATACGATCCAGGAAATTCAAGTCAATGATGTCTGTCGAGGTCAGAAGAGCGTCAGAGGCTATGTCGTTCACCCGAAGCCAATGACTCGTATCAGGGTCGGTACAAGCCTGCGCAAAAGTTTTTCCGGCAATCTTAAAGGTTGTATCACCACAGAGAGTGGAAATAACCATGTTGGAAAGCTTGTCGGCCCACCAGTCCTGCAATCCGCCTTTGCCCTCTTGCAGCAGATTATAAGGTACCCTTTGCTCTTCCATCTTACCACCAGTGTCAACTGCGTGGTTGAGCTCTTCGATGGTGAGTTTGAAATTCCGGAAGATAAGCTTCTCTTCGTTCCCTTCCACTGCATCATTTCCTACAACCCCTTCTCCAGTCAGAGGAAGTCTGATTCCGAAGGTCATCTCGTCCCCTTCGCCTTTTGCCAGATCGGTATTCATCTGGACGATTGAATCCTTGCCCTTCCCTACCAAGTCGTTAAACTCGACCGCAGGAAGGATAATGCTGAACAGCTCCCGAGCCCATTTTTTCCTGGTCAAGGGATCATTGGTTAAAAACTCTGTTTTGGGAGGCATCTTTAAAACTCCTTTTCTTCACTCATTATTTGAGTTGATTTTTTAAATACTTATCGTAAACATCTCTTGGAACTTTGTGCAGCTCGTCTTCTGGGAGGTCGTCAATCATAGCTGCAGTCCAACCGGTGGCAGCACTTCCACCACCAGGTATATTATGGACACTACCAGGAACCTTGGGCGGGGGAGAATCAGGAGGCTTTTCCTTCCCTTTTTCATCATCCTCTTTCTTTTTCCCCTCTCCAGCAGGTTTGGCAAACGCAGGGTGGAACTCTTTAATCTTCTGATACATATACTTGTAAGGGTTAGGCAGTCTCCAGACGGCGATCTCGACTTCTTTTACTCTCTCCATCAGTTTACCACCTTCAGTTGAAACAACATGCTTAGCCATAGCTTCAACTATGTCGTCGAAGTTGCTCTGCGAAACAACTTCCCTTACATCCTCGAATTTAGGATTTAACTCCATCGTTTCGAGCAGCGTCTCAAGTTGGGACTGCCTGATAGCCGCCAACTCTTCAGTCTTTTTAGCAATCTCTGGATCATCTTCAGGCAGAAGCTCGGCCTTCTGTAAGGCCTTAGTAGCTTTCTCAAGCTCAATGTTGAGCCTATCAACTTCCCTCTTTTGCTCTCGAGCAGCCTGTCGAAGCTCGGCACGCTCAGCCTCAATAGCTTCTCGTGCTTGCTTCTCGGCCAATGCCAGTTCTTCTGCAGGGGTTAAAGACTTTTCACCTTCTTTATCCCCAGCTTTTGCTTTAATTGCTGCAGCTTTTTCTTCTTCCTTTTTACTTTCGAGAGCTGCGGCTTCGGCTGCTTTTTCCTCATCGGTCAACTCCTCTTCAAACTCGTTCTTTTTCGCTGCACCCTCAGGCGGGGTCTCTTTAGCTTTACCCTCATCCTGCGATGCATCAGGTTTTAATTCGGTGGTCATAAAACTTCCTCCTTTTACTTAGACTTTTTTATAGTTGCTGGAGCAGCGGGCTTGTTTTCTGCTGCTTTTTCTTTTATATCCAACTCCCTCACTTTAAGCTGCATTTCAGCAGCAAATTTTTGATCCTCTCTCTCCATCTGTTGCTGATTGAATGCTCTAACCCTCTGCTTCGCAGAGTATGGCAATGAAGAATACTCCATCAACAAATCTGGAGGAATAGTATTCGGGTTGTTCGCTCCAAACTGAGACAGCATTGTAAGGGCAAATGCTTTCATAGTCACGTTCTCCACACTCTCATCAATCCTGGCATCGAACTCTCCAAAGGAAACATCATTGAAGCCTGCAGATTGAGGGTTAGTCTGGGAGTTTATTTGTAAGAGTTGAGCCCCTTCTGGCCCTTCAATCCGCAGGATTCTTTCGGTTGTCTCATATTGCTGAATCAAGGAAACCATCTGTTTAGCCAACGCAATTCGAGACTCTCTAAAATTCTCGAACATTGTGTAGAGAACTGCAATTCCAGTCTCTTGGCGTTTCTGTAGAGTTACCCCAGGCTCTCTCGAAGAAGTCTGAATCCCCATCAAGGCATCCTGTGTTCCAACAACATCTTTGATACTCTGAGAGAACAACTCATCCAGTTGGCCATAGATAACACTGATCTGAGGTTGGGAAGTAAACTTATGCTTATCTATTCCACCTCTGGTAACCTCTAAGGCAAAGTTTGGTTCAGAAGACTTTTCCTGATACTCCTCTATGTTGACAATGGTTCCAGTCTCATAAACCAGAATCCCCTTAGGACTCACTTGCAACAGGTGGACCAGTTGTCTCCTGGTTGTGTTTAAAGCCCTCTGTGGGTCCTTAGCCATTGTGATAGCTCCGAACCACCTATTCTCATCTTCATTCTTGTAAGCACCAAAGAGAACAATAGGAAGCTCATTATGCTTATAAGGCGATGGACCTTCTTCCAGCAACATTGATCCGGAGAAGATTGCGTACTTAACTCTTTTTCCCATCCTTTTTATAGCTTTGATGGGCTCGTCAGACTGAAATGTTTTTCCGTCAGGAAGAGGAATTCCTTCCTGAACAGCCTTCTCAAACTTAACAAACTCATCCTCTTTCAGACTGTCAGACTTTCCTGTGAGGGGATTCTTAAACCAGTAGATAGGAACAAACTCTCTATACCACCCTTCCACCAGTCTATATTTATGATTAGCTTCATTGAAGTAAGTTGGCTTTACCCCAACATATTGTTGCGAGAATACCTTTACAGCATTCGCATCGTAGTCTGGATACATTCCTTTAATTTCTTCGGCATCAAACCATTTGCTGATAAAGACATACTTTGCGTCCGAAAGATCATATTCGATGGAGTCAGGATCAACAACTACATCTCGGCCAGGAATCCTCACCACCTGCAGTTCAGGCTGAAAAGGATTATCTCCGCCCATATAGGTATGGATAAAACTCCTACCCCCTTTTACTGTATGAGCAAAGGCATCCATTTCTTTTCTGGCAGTTTTTGTCTTTTGCCTATAATAAATAAGGACTCCATTCATAACCTCAGTCAAGGCTTCATCTTCCGTTCCAACAGGCACCAGAATAGGGGTCTGCCGAGCCTGAGCTGCTATCCCAATCAGCATATCTACTTTAGGCTTAATTTCGTTATAGACACTGATAGGACGCTTTTGAGCTTCAAGAGAAGCTATAACCTCTGCTGAGTCTTGATCTCCAGCATAAAACTTATAGTCCTCTTCAGACTCTTCTCTCCATAGAGTTTCAGAAGTGCTTCTCTCTCCCTCTAAAAGCCAGTCATTTAGCTTGGTGAGAACAGCTTCTTTCGCTGCGTCTCCACCGTCAGCCTTCTGAGTAATGTCACTTTCAGCAATAATGTTAGCCATTTTAACCCCTTAGTCCCTCGGCTTTGCAGTCTTTTTGGGTTTTCCTGTTGGCTCCCAGCCATGATCAAGTGCGTTTAAGAGTCTGACTTGTGCGTCAGCGTTCTCTTTGGTGGTTGCCTTTGCGTGAACTCTGTTAGGAGTAGCTACCCTAAACTTACCGCCTTTAACCTTTGTTGTCTTTGCTGGCATTTTAACTCCTTAAACTGACATCCAGGATTGTTTAGATCTTCCGTGCTGTGAAGAATACTTCCAGTCTTTTATCTTAGGTTTCGGGGGCTTCTTGGTCCAAATCCTATAAGCAATATTATGAAAATACTCAGTCAAACACAGTGCATCTGCTATGTTAGGACTGGCAACCCCTCTCATCTTCATCTTCTTCTTGCTTTC